AAAGATGGCAAGGGTTTTGTTTGGAATGGATTAACTTCTATAGAAGAAACAATTTCTACTGAAGTTCAACCAATTTATTTTGATGGCGTAAAGTTTAATGACATAGTAACTGTCGGTGATTTCGCGGCTACTTTAAAGGCTTTTACGTATCCAGACGAATTTCTAGAATACGAAGGAATTCATGAAGATCAAGATGGATTTTTCATAACTGGTCAACAACCATCTAGGTTTTGTCTTTCTTATCAAACAAGAGTTGGTAATGATTTGGTTAGTGTTAATTTTGGTTATAAAATTCATCTTCTTTATAATCTAACAGCGGTTCCAGCTCAAAAAACTTATGCTACTCTTTCTAGTGAAAGTGAACCGCAGGAATTTGAATGGACAATTACTGGAATTCCAGAAGAAATTGACACATATCGTTCAACGGCTCATGTTATATTTGATAGTAGAAGAATGGACCCTTGGCTATTAGAAGATATTGAGAGCATTATTTATGGTGATGAAGATAATGATGCATATCTTCCTCCATTGAACGGACTTATTACATTTATTAGAAAATGGGATCGTCTTATTATTACTGATAATGGTGATGGTACATGGACAGCTGATGCAGCTCGTGAAGGTATCATATTTATGCTCGATGATACTACATTCCAAATTGTAACAGATACTGCAGAATATTTGGATCCAAATACTTATAACATTTGGAGTAGTGATAAGAACGAGGAGGATATATGGCTACCGTAACTGGGTTTACAGCTGAAAGAATGCTCGCTATTGAAAACACAACAGTTGTCGATGGCGAAGTTGTAGGTGATGATCTACATCTTCAAACTCGAGAAGGTACCGTAATTGTTGCGGGTAATGTTCGTGGGCCACAAGGTATTCAAGGTCCTATGGGAGAGGTTACCGACGCTGATCTCGCTGCCGCAATGGCTGAGACTCGAGTTCCTGCTGGAACTATTTCGATGTTCGCTGGTGATACCGCGCCTGTTGGATGGTTGATGTGTGATGGAGCTGCTGTTGATCGAACGATTTATGCTGATCTGTTCGCTGCTCTTGGACTAAAATATGGATTGGGTAATGGTACCACTACATTCAATCTTCCAGATATTCAGAGTAGATTTCCTGTTGGAAAAGGCGCTGCTGTTTGGTCTGATACTCTAAATAAAAAGGGCGGCACTAAAGATCTGATTGTTGTAAGTCATAATCATTCTACTCCAAACCACATTCATTCGGCTTCTGGTTCGGCTGGAAATGATCCGCAACGTCAATTGGACGTAAGAAACATGGCGACGAATGGCTATTTATATCGTTTCCCGGCCTTGGTAACTTCAGGTGGAAATGGTGCTGCTGGTGAACTCGGTTATGATGATGGTAACGCCGGTTTCGGTGGTAAATATGCAGCAATTATGCCTGCGCATAGTCATACTATCGGCGTTACTGTGAATTCCGGAGGAGCATCTACAACTGGTTCAGCTGGAGGTTCCGCTACTGATGCGAATCTTCCGCCATTCATAACCGTCAACTTTATTATTAAAATCTAATGATTAGCCGCTCGTCAGATGGTAATTTTGATAAAACTCTAAATTTTCTAGTATTCATGAAAAGCGGCGATCTTTTCAAACAATTAGATCATTACGGACGAGTTGGAGTAGATGCTTTATCAAGTGCTAGTCCAGTAGATACTGGATTAATGTCGCAGTCTTGGGGATATCAATTAGGCCACGAAAAAGGTAAATATTCCATTAGTTGGTTCAATACTGATAGAGAAGGCGGAGTAAATATCGCCGTCATTATTCAATATGGGCATGGCACAGGAACTGGGGGATATGTTCAAGGTCGTGATTACATAAATCCAGCAATGAGACCAATTTTCGACAAGATTGTTGCGGATATTTGGAGGCAGGTGACAAATGGCTAGCGTTGATGATCGCATCGTCCGAATGGAATTTGATAATGCCGCCTTCGAAAAGAAGGTAGCCACAACCATTGCTAGCCTAGGTCAATTGGATAAGGCTCTTAAATTTGATGGAGCTAAACAAGGATTCTCCGATATTGGGAAGGCTGCAGACGGAATTAATCTTAGCGGTATTGGCACTCATATCGAGGGTATTAGCGCTAAATTTCTAGCACTTAGTACTGTCGCTATTACGGTTCTTGCTAATATTACGATGAAAGCTGTTGAAGCTGGGATTCAAATAGCAAAATCGCTTAGCTTGGATCAGATTATCTCTGGTTTCAAGGAATATGAACAGAATATGAATTCGATCCAGACTATTCTGGCGAATACTAAGGCTGACGGAACTAATCTCGAGCAGGTCAATAAGGCTCTTGATCAGTTGAATGAATATTCCGATAAGACCATTTATAATTTCGGTCAGATGACCAAGAATATCGGTACGTTCACAGCTGCTGGTGTTGATCTGGATACTTCAATCCAATCGATCAAGGGCATTTCAAACCTAGCTGCTATTTCCGGCTCGAGCGCCGAACAAGCTTCGACCGCTATGTATCAGTTGTCACAGGCTGTTTCAACTGGCACATTGAAGCTTATGGACTGGAACTCCGTTGTAAATGCTGGAATGGGTGGTGAAGTTTTCCAGAAGGCTTTGTTTGAGACCGGCAAAGCCATGAATACGATTAAAGACGTCCCGATTGGACAGACTTTCGAAGAATGGACTAAGTCTGGTAATTCTTTCCGAGAGTCTCTTCAGGATGGATGGATTACTGCTGATGTCCTAACCACGACCCTTCAAGGGTTTACTGGTGAAATGACAGACGCCGAATTGGCGGCTAAGGGGTTTACTCAAGATCAAATTGCTGCCATTCAAGAGATGGGTCGAACTGGTGTTGAAGCGGCCACAAAGGTTAGAACTCTTACTCAGCTTATTGATACTACTAAAGAAGCCATTGGCTCTGGATGGTCGGAATCATTTAGAATTGTAATTGGTAATTTCGAAGAAGCAACTGCTTTGTTTAGTGGTATTAGTGATGCTGTGGGCGGGTTTATTAAGAGAAATGCAGAAGCTAGAAATGAAGTTCTACAAGGGTGGAAAGAACTAGGTGGTCGTACACTTCTTATTGATACTCTTGAAAAGGCATTTAGAAATCTTGCTGACGTACTTTTGCCAATTAAAGAGGCGTTTCAAGAGATATTTCCGCCTATGACGGCACAACGTTTGTTTGATTTGACTAAAGGTTTTGCCAATTTGGTAGATGCTTTGAAGCCAAGTCAGCAAACAATGGATAATTTGAAGAGTGTATTTAAGGGATTGTTCAGTATTCTTTCAATTGGCGGAACAATTATTAAAGAAGCAGTTAGGTTTATTGTCGAACTTGTCGGTGCATTTACTGGTCTTGGTAGTGGTAATGTTCTTGGGGGTCTAGCTAAAATTGGTGATTTCTTCACCATGCTTCGAGAGAAGCTCGTTGTTGGTGGAGCTATTAAGGATTTCTTCAATAACCTCGAGGTTGGTGCTTATAACGTTATTCAAGTCATCAAATCTCTAATCGAGGTAGTTGTCGATTTCTTCAAGAATATTGGCGATAATAAGGCCATGGATGCTGCTGGTGGAGCTGTAGATAGGCTTCAACAACGGTTTGAGACTCTGAAAGATTTCTTTGGTAAGATCAAGGATCTTTGGGGTCCATTTGGTGATGCTCTGTCCAAGGTTGGCGCAATTCTTGATAGAGTATGGGATGCTATCAGTAATTGGTTCGGAGAGCTTGGCCAGAAGCTAGCTGCTGTAATGGGCCCAGGCGATTTCGATGCCACTCTTGATGCAATTAACGTTGGTTTGCTGGGCGGAATTTCACTTATGATCGGAAAGTGGCTCAAGGGTGGAATTAATTTCGATCTTGGCGGAGGTTTGTTAGAATCTATAAAGAAGACGTTCGGCGAATTGACTGGCGTTCTTTCTGCTATGCAAACCGAGATCAAGGCTGATGCACTTCTTAAGATTGCTGCTGCGGTTGGTGTATTGACTGCTTCAGTCGTAGTTCTTTCCATGATTGATTCGGCAGCTCTTACTAAGGCCATGACTGCGATGGCCATTGGCTTCGGTCAGCTTCTTGGCGCGTTTGCTATTATCAATAAGATGGATACAACTCTTCGAGGTTCGTTTAATTTCGCCGCAACTGCTGTTGGTATCACATTGCTAGCAGGAGCAATACTTGTCCTATCTGTTGCCGCAAAGAATTTGGCTGAGCTTAGCTGGGAAGAGCTCGCTCGAGGATTGGCCGGCGTCGCAGGACTTCTTACCGTTATTTCAATTGCCGTAATTCCATTGACGGCAAATGTCTCTGGCATGATGCGTGTTGGCGCAGCACTTATTATGATAGGCGTAGCTCTTAATCTTCTTGCTGGAGCGGTAAAGATATTTGCTACGATGTCCTGGGGAGAAATGGGTAAAGGCTTTGCTGCAGTTGCAGGAGGTCTACTTATTATTGCCGGCGCAATGAATCTAATGCCGTCAAATATGATCTTTACAGGCGCAGGCCTTCTTGCCGTAGCAATAAGTTTGAATATTCTCGCTGGTGCCATGAAGGTGTTCGCCACCATGGATTGGGGCGAGATTGCTAAGGGAATAGTTGCTATTGGCGGCGGTCTTCTTGTTATCGCCGGCGCTATGAATCTTATGCCAGCGAATTTGCCCATTACTGCCGCAGGATTGGTGCTTGTCAGTTTTGCGCTTGTCGGCATTAGTAAAGTAATGAAGTCGCTTGCAGAAATGTCTTGGGGAGAAATTGCTAAAGGCATTGTTGCGATGGCAGGCGCTTTGGTCGTTTTGGCCGTAGGCACAAATGCCATGTCTGGAGCCATTGCGGGCGCTATTGCTATGACAATTGTGTCTGGAGCCTTGCTTCTTCTTGCTCAAGTTATTAAACAACTTGCCAATCTTAGCTGGGGCGAATTGCTTCAAGGTTTGGTTGGTATTGCCGCCGTATTTGTTGTTCTTGGAGCAGCAGCAGCCATTTTGCAACCACTTATTCCAGCTCTTCTTGGACTTGGCGCAGCATTGTTCTTGATTGGTGCGGGACTTGCTTTGTTTGGTGCCGGTGCCCTGCTAGCCGCGCAAGCGTTTGAGATATTCGCTAGGAGTGGGGAAGAGGGAGCAAAGGGAATTGTTGCATCGCTTATGGCCGTTGGTGAAGCTCTTCCGGCTTTGATGGCTGGATTTGCTCGAGGCCTAGTCGAAATCGCTAACGTACTTATTGAGTTCGCTCCAGTTCTCGCTAAGGCCTTGGTCGTAGTGCTTGGCCATCTTCTGGATGGATTGATTCTTCTTATTCCTAAGGCTCTTGTTATCATTGGGCAACTTCTTAGCGGAATTCTCAAGCTTATTAGAGATAAGTTCCCAGAATATGTGCAAACAGGTATCAGTCTAATTCTTGCTTTGCTGACGGGAATTAGGGACAATATCGGTCAAGTTGTAGAAACTGTTGTGCAGATTGTTATCGAATTCATCGAAGCACTTACCGAAATGGTGCCGAAATATATCGATGCAATCGCCAATTTCTATATTGCAGTATTGACTGGAGCGGCAGAAGCTGTTGGACGAGTTTCTGGTACATTGCTATTCGGTCTTGCCGCTTCATTTATTCAAGGGTTTATGGACGGTTTGGCTCAATCTACTGAGAGTGGTCCGCTTAAGTGGTTTAAGGAGCTTGCCGGGAATATTCTCAGTTGGATCGGTGATGTTCTAAAGACTCTTTGGCAAAAGGGCGTAGATCTAATTACTGGTCTGTTTGGTGGAATTGTTCAGAAGGCTATCGAAGTAACTGCGTGGTTTGTTGCTTTGCCAGTATCTGTTCTTGAATGGATTGGTAATGTAGTTGGCACTCTTGTGTCTAAGGGAACTGATTTCATTACTGGTCTACTTAACGGCATTCTTAATAAGATTGGCGAAGTTACTTCTTTCTTCACAGGTCTTGGATCGGATATCCTTGGATGGATTGGTGATGTTGCCCGTACTCTTTGGGATAAGGGTTGGGGTCTTATTCAAGGTTTGTG